CAATCATTTTTGACCTCCATACTCGCTGCCCAACATTGCACTATTTCAATTCGCAATTCCTCACTAACACATTCCAACGCTCTCCCATTCTGTTGAACCGCTGCCAAGATGAACTCACGATCCCCCTGCAATTCAGCACTTGCATACTCCAACGCATAGCCACTCCTCCCCACCGCTGCCAGAACAACCTCACGATCAGCACGCAATTCCTCACTTGCATAATACAACGCAGGCCCACTGCTACCCACCGCGGCCATGACGACATCTCGATCACGCTTCAATGCCTCACCAGCAGCCTTCAATGCCTCCCCACTCTGCCTCACCGCTTCCAGCACTACTTCACGATTACCCCGCAATTCCTCGCTGGCATACTGTAACGCCCACCCCTCCTGCCTCACTGCTGCCAGCACCACCTCACGATCACCCTTCAACTCAGAACTCGCATGCTCCAACGCTCTCCCATTCTGTTGAACCGCTGCCGTCACTACATCACGATCACTACTTAATTCCTCACTTGCAAACACCAACACCGTCCCCTCCTGCTTAACCGCTGCCATAACCACCTCACGATCATCCAGAAATTCATCACTCACAGACTGCAACGCAAACCCAAAATTCTTCACCGCTTCCATCACCACATCACGATCCCCCCTCAAGTCATCACTAGCATAACACAACGAATACCCATAATTCTTCACTGCTGCCATCACCACCTCACGATCACACTTCAATTCCTCACTAGCAGACCCCAACGCAAGCCCATTCTGCTTCACCGCTTCCATCACCACATCACGATCCCCCCTCAAGTCCCCACTAGCAGCCCACAACACCTCCCCTTCATTCCTCACCGCCGCCAGCACCACGTCTTTATCACCGCGCAATGCCTCACTCGCACACTCCAACATAAGCCCATACCGTTTAACAACTTCTAAAACCTCTGCCTTTGTACTATTTCCATCAATCATTTTTTATTTCCTGTTTCATACGCTCTAACCAACCCTTTGCCATTTCAAACCTTAATGCATCACTTGCATAATCCACCACATACCAATTCTGCTCAACCGCTGCCAGTACAACCTCACGATCATTACGCAATTTCCTACTCGAATAAGCCAGCGATTTCCCATTTTCCTTAACCGCTACCATCACTACCTCACGATCACATCGCAATGCATCACTGGCATACCGCAACGCAAGACCACTCTGCCTCACCGCTGCCATCACGACTTCTTTATCATCCCTCAATTCCTTACTGGCATAACACAATGCCCACCCATCCTGTTTCACTGCTTCCAACACTTCTTCTTTTGTACTGTTTTCATTAATCATTTTTTACCTCCTTTTTTAATTCACTTTTCAACTCATCACTTGCATACTCCAACGCATCACAATTCCACTTCAATGCTTCCAGTAACACATCTTTATCATTCTGTAACTCATCAGATGCATACCGCAACGCACTCCACTTCTGCCTCACCGCTGCCATCACAACCTTTTTATCATTCCGCAATTCCTCACTTGCATACGCCAACATATGCCCGTCGTCCCACACAGCCCACAACACCACTTCCCGATCATTACGAAATTCATACCACGCATACACCAACGCATACCCATCCGTTTTAACCGCTTCCAATACGACCTCACGATCACCTTTTAATTTATAACTCGCATACTCCAACGCACGCCCATCATATCTCACTACGTCCAATACCTTTGCTTTTGTGCAAAATTTCAAGCAGGAACCCCTTAGTTTATCAATCATTTTTTACCTCCAATCTTCACAAATCCATTATCACTGCGTTTATACTGCAACTTCAACAACGCACGCTCCAGACGCTTTTGTTCCTTGACACTTAGGTGTATTATGTCTCGACCTAAACCGTCCCAAACATCACTCAACTGGAACCCGTCTCTCACGCCTTTAGTCAACCACTCTTGGATAACTCTTTCAAGCTCGTCCACTTCAATGCGACTAGTCTGAGCTTTCTTGGCTTGCTCCATCGCTTCTGCCGATTGCAACACCAGTCCATTTTTTAACCCAGCGTACCGCTTTTTGTAAACGACCAACGCCTCCGCATACAACTGCGGTAAATCTTCGGTAAGCGTTGGAACGTCAATGTCGTACACCTCGACCGGCCATATCCGACGGTTCCCAGTAACGCTATTCAAAAATTGGTTCTCGTTTGTTGTGCCCATAAACACACACTGGCGCGGAACGTCCTCGGTCAACTTCGCATACGCCAGTCGTGCTCGGTCAACCTCGCGAGATATAAACGCCTTAACACTCGCCACCGTATTCGACCGGCTCATAAAAGCATTAAGCTCTGAGTCCTCAATAATCAACTTACCTTTGATCTGCTGAATGGCATCGCCAGTTTTGTTAATATCGCCCAGCGAATCCGTGAACCAACTGTTAAACACCGACAACGCCTTAATGGCGGTGGACTTGCCTTGCTCTTCTGGGCCCACCAACACCACCATGTGATCATACTTGCACCCCGGCTCATAAATCCGTTTAACTATCGCACACATCAACACCTCACCGACCTCACGATTAAATGCAGTGTCTTCTGAATGGCAATATTTCGGAAACAACCCACGTACCCGCTCCACACCGTCCCACTCCGGCAACTCACTAAACCACTTCTTGACTGGGTGAAAACTTTTCTCAAACCCAACAGTCCGAGCGGCTTGGTATATCTGGTTAACCAAGGGGTCAAACTCCATGTCATTAAACAATGTTTTAATAGATAGTAAATCATCGTCCGTCACTGAAATACCGTTCGGCATACAGTCCGCTTTATCAAATGCGTGCCAACTACATGGCCCTAGCCACACCGTCTCACGACTCCACTCATTGTAGCCCAACTTGCCCTTAAACTCTTTCATGTTCTTTAAAAATATGGCGCAGTTTCGGACACAAAAATTCTGAGCACTCACGGTGCCGTGTTTGGTTTTGTGTAGCTTGTCGTGCCACGGGCACACTTCATCAAACTGAGCGTCCACTTTCTCTTGGGGAAGCACGTCATTAAGCCCTTGGCCCGGAGAACAGCCAGAATCTATAGGGCCTAGGGCTTTCAGTGCTTCCTCAACAGAATGCGAACCGATCTCGTTTTGTCTTGCGCTCAATGCGCTCACAAGCGTGGTGGCCAGCTCTTTAGTACCTAATGGTGGCGAGAAACAATCCGCGTCTGCCACAATACCTAATACCACCTTGGGCGACAACCCTAAATCGTAGCCTCGACAAGCCATTTTATACAAGGCATTGTTGCGCTCGCCCTCGCCAATCACACCGAACTGTTTAATGTAGCCTGTCAACAGCAGCTTATCTGTTTTATTGTCCGTAAAATAACCAGTACCCCCACACACTTCCGCATCTTTTTGCATCAATAATAAATGTAGGCCTTCCGGTATCTCGACAATGTTTGAAAATTTGTTCTCGCCGCCATCCAGTTGGTACGTACCCGCCTCCGTTTCGCTATGGGGTATCAATACTTGGTGGCCGTCCCGCAAAAAGTCCAACCCTTCGTAAGCTGCCAAGTTTTTCTTGTAGCTAACGCCGCTTTGGAAGATCTTGTAGTACAAATGCAGGCCCCCAGTCGGGGTGCTCACCGTAACGCCTGCGTTAGACATAAAATCAAACCCAAGGTCGTCGGCTAACCGTTGTAGGCTAACCATTCCATTAATCTCTGGCCGCACGTCCACATCGATAACCATATAGGGCTCACGAATCACCCAGCCCGCTGAGCTTGTTGTGTAGTAGTTTGCGTCAAACGCATCTGGAAGCTCTAACTGCGTCCAGTTTTTTACCGTGGGTACCTTGCCCTTAAGTGGCATGGTTATAAGTCCGTTGTCATAAAAAACTTTAGCGGTTTTTAGTAATGCCGCACTCGGCTTTAATCGGGTCATTGGCTGTTCTCCTGATTTGATATTGATAAGGTAATCTAAATATAAACTACTTAGTCGCGCTTGTAAAGTGTTTCATAGTAGTTAAATAGTAATGGCTTTTTAGGCTTGCTCTTTTTAATATATGGCTTTTCTTGCTCGTCCTGAGCATTTAAATTCATACTGTTATTAGCCGCAACGCGCCCAGCGTTGTTGGCGGCAGTAAACTTTGATTGCGCCTGCAGCCATTGGGCATTCTGTTCGCTTGAGTAAGCCGGTAGTGGATTTAACATTAGCGGGTCGCGCTTAAAATCCACAGCAACTGGATTTCGCTCAACAAACTATAGGGTATCGGAACCTGTCTAGGCGTTGGCGGGGTGATTTCTTGACGTAGGGCCCGTCTAGGCGTTGGCGGGTCCAGCTCTCGGTAGGGGATTACTTGGACTTGGTCAAGAAAACTCACCCGAGCGTTTTTACGGTACGTGTAGGGGAACGTAGGCTGGCCATAGTTTGGCTGAGTACGTGCCTCCCGTTCATACTTATACTTTAAACTTGTGTACTTAGCTATGCCCGTCGGTTTAATGTTGTTTGGTTTCATAAATACTTCTCCTATAAGTTTGACTGTCTGCGGGTTGAACAAAAATACTCCAGTATACATTTCATCGGGAACAAATACCCATAGCGCGTAAAAAAGTCTCTATTGAACGCTCTAGCTTTTTGCGCTATTTGTTCGGAATCTAAGTCTTCGCAAGAATCGACGACCAAATACTTATCGAAATGATTTTCCGGCAAATGGTAATGTGTCGGACGCGTAAAACTTGTAAACTCGGTTTGCACCGCCTTGGATTGTTTTGACTCCACTGGCTTTTTTAAATCTTCACAATCTGTTTGAGTCGCTTGTGTTTTTGTTGGAATTACTTCACGACCAGTGACTTCAGTCGACGAAAAAAGATCTAACGGACTCACTATAATCGGACCATGGACGCAATCTAAATGGCGGTTCTCAATCGCAACCATCGGCATTTTATTTGTTTGCGCGCCAGCTTCCCTAACAAACGTTGGCTGGCGCACTTGGGCGGTTTCAATACGTGGCGTCACTTGCCCCCGGCCCCTTGCTCCATTTTCGTTATCATATCGCCCATCAAGTCTCTAATTAGTAACATAAATTCCTGCTGATAACAAGTCGAACCGGCTATCTTTTTCGCTAAAATTGTGTCAATCTCTGTGTCGGCTTCATAAACTTGGGACACTGCCATAGCCATGAACGCCGACAACGCCCATGTGACCGTCACGCCCTTGTCTTTACAATACGCTTTAAATAGTCGTGCGACTACATCTTCTGTTCTAAATGTAACCATGTGTTGTTTATTCATTATTTTTTCTCCTTGTTTTTACTTTTTGCCATGTCGCCCTTGTAAATTAAAAGTCTGCCTTATACTCGCACTCTTTTGGGGGTAATCTAAAATGACGCGCATGTGCGTCGTCAAGATACGGGCGGTACTGTATGCCTTGGTACTCTAAATAAGTTCTAAACGCAATTATGAGGCGGTTTACGTAGTTTGGGGGACTCCACGGTTCGTGCGGCTCAACGCTATAGTCCCAAAACTTCCACCATTTAGGCGATTCCTCCCCCTCCACTGGGATTGCAACGCCCGGGCCATATCCACTTTCCTCTAGCAAATACTGGTTAAACGAACATAAAACTCGTAAAATACAAATGTACCAAGGGGGTACGCTGGTTACATTTCTTAACCAGTTGGGCATCCCGACGCTCAACACTCGGACCCCGCCCATATACTCCTTGCCACTTATAGTATTATACCCCGTACAAAACTCAAAACGAGGACACAAGTCGTCCAGTTCAGCTTGAAGTTTGTCTATTTCAGCTTGTAAGTCGTCGTAACGCTCTAAGTCCTCGGTAGTTTTTAAACCATGCGCTATATCATACGCGGTGGGTTTGGGCTCTCGTAACTCTCTTAAATCTTTGAGCGTTTGATGGTACCATGCCCATTTATGTATATTTGGGTACATCGTTTCGTATATGTCTTGAAACTTATCACTAGTCACGCCCGTCTCTTGAGCAATTTGTTTCAATTCGTGGGTATCGCTCTCCCAAAATCCTGTCCAGTCTTTCATTATTTTGCCTCCGTGTTTGTGTTGTCTCCGGCAAAGAATGCCCGTGCACAATTTGCGTGGTAATGGTATGCCCGTGTAAGGTCTGAATGGTACTGATATGCCGAATTAAGGGTTACGTACATCAGGTTTGCGCCGGTAAGTTTTGCGCCGCAATGGTATGCCCAATCAAGGATGGCGCGATTAAGTTTTGCGCCGCTAAGGTTAACCTCGAACAAATTTACGTCAAAAAGGTCTGCGTTTCTCAAGTCTAACCCACTAAGGTTCGCCCCCGATAAATCAATAACCGCATCGGGGTTGTCCGCCCGCCATTGGTTCCATGCCGGTACGTCTGTTTTTAATAACTCAATCATTTTTTGTTTATCCATTGTTGTACCTCCACCTTGTCGAACGCATTAACCCTTGCGTCGTCGTATGCCCAAACCTCCACATTTTCGAACGCAAACACCTCCACCTTGTCGTGCGCAGCGACATCCGCCTCGTCGAACGCCACAACCCGCGCACTTTGAGACGCCACAACCCGAGCATACCCCAACGCATAAACTTTCGCATTGTCGAACGCAAAAACCCGCGAATTCCCTTCCGCATAAACCCTCACTTTGCCGCGCGCATCAACCACCGCATTGTCATAAGCGTCAACCTTCGCATTGTCGTGCGCCGTAACATCCACATTGTCGCAAGCGCAAACCTCCGCATCCTCAAACGCTTTAATTTTTGACTTGCCAAAAACGTACCAACTGCCCTCACGAATAATAGCTTGGCCATCCTCGTCAACCTCAAAATCAGTCACTGGCTGTGTTTTTCCTACATCCAAATAAATCTCTTGTTTATTCATTGTTTTTTCTCCGTGTTTGTAAATTTTGCGATGTCGCCCCTGTACTCTAAAGTAATTGTTGCGCCCGGGCGGGCATTTTTCACCAAAATCGTACCCGATTCAATGGCTTGATCAATCGCAGCTTTGCCTTCCGACACGTTGTATCCGTACTGGACCAAAAAGTCACACACCAAGTCCACTGAACGTACACCTGTACACCATTTAAACGGCAACACTGCGGGGCCATTAAATAGGTGTACTGCTACTAACTCATGGCCAATATACAAGTAAGCCGCTTGCGTTGTGTGTACTTCTAATGCATCGGGTACTACTTTAGCCCCGGACGCTCCGGGGCTTTTTAGTTTAGGTATCTTTAAGGTTAATGTCATTGTGTTAATTCCTTTTTATAATATGCCGCAACACTTCAGCCATAACGTCGATGTCTTTTTGGAGTTCCTCTCCCGCAAAATCAAAAGCCAGGGGGTTATTTTTTACAGCTTCCAACACAAGTTCCTTATCGCCCCGCAATTCTTCACTAGCATATTTCAACGCATACCCATTCTGTTTTACCGCTTCCAAGACTTCTACCTTTGTACTCTTTGTGGTTATCATTGCTTCTGTCCCTCAGTATTACTCAATGCTTCAATTATAGATAGTGCTTCCGCCTCGGCATATTCATAGCCATAACATCCAGAAAGCGAATCAACACATTCGCCCGTCTCATCCCTTATGATAAACTCCCAAACGTCACCTTGAATGTATTGGTTATATACATTAAATTCAGAATCAAGCGACTTTATAGCTTGAATCCTTGTCATTTTTTCTTTTTTGATTATATTTTTGTCAACAAAAATAAAGCCTACTTGTCCACTATCCCATGGACAGCTGAACGGAGAAGTAGATAGTGATGTGCCGCTGTGGTCATACATATAAACCGGTTTAATACATGATGGGTATATGTCATGTTGTTTAATTAATTCCTTCCGAACGCAATCCCAACTATCAAGAGAATCAAACTCTTGCCTTGACAGGTGCGATTCATTGGGTAAGTTGTAGCGATTATGAAATAGTGCAAATTTTGAAACATTGCACCATTCTCTTGGGGATTCGCTGTCATCGGATTGCTTAATCTCAAATGTATATCCTTTTTTTGTCATTTTTTTACTCCATTTAATTAATTTAAATAATACCCAGCGGTAGCCATTGCATCACTTATAGTGTCAAAATCGCCATCACTATACACTAAGCCAGTCTCATTAAACACTTTGAGCCACACCCGGCCATTGATTTTAGATATTTTTAGCATTATCGGGGCGTATCGTAAAGTTCACAACAATAATCATCAAGCCCTAGTTGGTCAATATACGGTACTTCTACACTATCACCACCCCAATAGCCTTTGACAACCGCACCCCTTGTGTCTATGTATATGTTTGGCCCCCAAGCAACCACAAGTTTCGTCCCCAAGTACTCAAAATTGCTATCAATGGTGTACTCAATATCAAGCGCGTCGTTTAGATAATCCGACGCGTCATACGTGCCTGTACCTATTTCATCAGCGATACGCTGACACTTTCCCAATAATTCTTTTTTAGTATCCATTTCTCTCTCCTATTAAACTATAAAACCACTAAAACTTCGACAAAACCAATAGTATCAACCGTGACCAGTCTCGTCAAATCGAAAAATCGTGATATATGGATTTACGCCTAGCGTTGTAATACAAAAATCGGCAAAAACAAAATGATGTATTTTAGCCTGTTTTATGTATTACAAAACTACGCCTAGCGTTGTAATACTGTATTACAAATGCACGCCTGATGTTGTAATACTGTATTACAGTACTACGCCTAACAAAATACAGCACAAAATTGGCTAAAATACAGCATTTTATTTTGTATATCGAAAGTTAGGCATAACGCTGTAATACAGTGATTTTTATAAATTTTTTGTTTTTTTTAATAATCGTTGTAAAATAAACTAAAAAAAAAATATTTAAACATTTTTAAAAAACTACAGTAACGTATCTGGGTAGTAAAATATATATTTATATAATATAGGGGTAATGGGGTAAATATATATTTAACACTTTTTTGTTCGTGGGCGTGCGTGGGCGCGTGTGCGCGTGTGTGCGCGCGTGAGTATAACACAACTGGCTTTTTTGTGCAAGGGATTAAATATCAAAAACGCTTGGCGGCTTTGGTGGCTTTGGTTTTTTATAACGCTCAGCACGCTCTGGAAGCGGTTCGGCTTGTTGTTGTTTACGCTTGCGTTTGCATACTGGGATTGGTTGGCCTATTATGCAAACACTAGTTATGTGGCTAAGGTTATGCTTGACAGCGTTTAAGGCGTTGACTAGTGCCTGATTGGTGGTTCTGGCCTTAACCCATACTTGCGCCTTAACTTCTCGTTTAAAACTAATACGTACTAAGTATCTATTAACGCTCACAAGCAACATTATATACTATTCGCTACTAACCACAAACCCCAATTGGCTAAAAGCGTAAAATGATGCCAAATTATCGCTTTGGTAGCTGTTTAAGCGGTTTAAAGTGGTGTAAAGACGTCTACCCCTTGTCTCTCGGCGGCTGTTATTCATAGAGAGCACATAGAACATTGGACATAATACATATTCCTTGTAGTTACAGGCTTTTTGTAAAACATTACATAATGTAGGTTATGCGACATACGTCAATAATTGCTTGAGTTTACAGCGAAAACGATACCCCCCGGGGGGTCATAATTCGTGGGGGGTACCCGCCAAATGACTTGTCGCCATAACGTTATCTAAACCGCCTCTGTATTTTTTGAGCTTTACAAAAAGGGTAAAGTTTAAAAAGCTTCAGCATGAACTTAACGTGGCTAAAGGCTTGACGGAGTTTAAAAAGCTTCAGCATGAACTTAACGTGGCTAAAGGCTTGACGGAGTTTAAAGTGTATGGTACATTGGGGGGAGTTATGGTAGTGGTGGAGACAAAATCATTTCACTCTCTTTTTCTCTCTCACAAACTAAACCAAGCAAACGACAACACACTGCTGCCATAACGGATGCATGAAAGAGATTAATAAAAAAATAGATAAGGACGTTATGGCTCGTGTAAAAAAGAAATTTAAGGATGTGGATAAGGATAATCCACCGGTGGAGTTGGTAGCGGATCGGAATAACCCGGTACAAATACCGGAGCATTATGCGTATACGATGGCCCAAATTGCTTTTTTAGAGGAGTATAAGAAGACGTTGGACCCGGACAAGGCGGCGAAAGCGGCTGGAATTGATAAGCGAGTGGCAGCGACGTGGTTAAAAAAGCCGCATATTGAAGAGGTTGTGGTGAGTGTTCACAAGACGTATGTGAAGGCGGTAATGTTGGATGCAAAAATTGCGGCGGGGCAGTTTGAGGAGGTGTTGCAGTCGTTGATGCAGCGATTTGAGGAGGGGGACTCTCGGGTGTCGGGGGCGTTGGCAAGTATGGTTAGTAATAAAATGAAGTTTACAGGTCATGGTGGTATGGAGGATACTGGTAGTAAGACTCAGATAAACATAAACATTGATTTAGGATCGGTTAAGCAAGAAAAAGGAGAAGTTATAGATGTCTAAGATTCAGGTTATTTGTATTGGTTGTGCGACAGCGAATGGCGGCGTGTTGAATAAGGGGTTTGTTAATCCGAATTTGTTTTTGAGGGAGTGCGATGTTTGTGGTGAGCCGAGGCCTGTGTCGGCTATTTTGGCGTGGGAGAATTTAAACCCGCATGATAAGGAAGCGTATCAAGCCAAGGTTGCCGCGCCAAAGCGTACACGGGCTAAAAAAGCGGTCGATTCTGAAAGTGCTTAATTGGGTTAAGAAAGAGAAGAAACATGAGCCCTTGGGGACGGATGCTGTGGTTGAGTTTGTGGTGGATGGGGGCTACTCAGTACGCGCGCAACTAAACACGTTTAGCTGTGTGTGGCACGTAACGGTGTATATGTACGATATGGTGGTTGCAAAGGAGGAAATAGACGCAAGCCCAGAGAGGCGGACGTTTGCGTTTTTAGAAGAGACTTACGATAGGGACCTTTTGGAAAAGTTAGTAAGAAAAAAGGCGTGGTTAAAAGCCGCTCGGGTTCCCGAAGGTTTGTGGAACAGGGCGGTATCGGCTAGTGATGACTTTTTAGTTCTGAGGGCGGTGGGCGACTGCCAAAGTCTAAAGTATCGCATTTACCCCAGAACGGCCAAGGGCGACATAAACCCGGTGCTTAAATTTAAAGAGTTTTACGTCAGTTGGGGGTGCATACGAGGCCCTAAAGATTTTCCGCCAGAAAAAATAAATGAGAAATGGGAAGAGTGGCCATACCCGAATGAGTGTGAAGTTTGAATTAAATTATAAGGCATCCCCAACGCTTTCGAAGTTTCATAACTCGGATGCGTTTTTTCGGGGGGTGAAAGGGCCGATTGGCTCGGGTAAGTCGGTGGGTATGTGTTTTGAGTTGTTTGTGGTTATGAAGACCCAAGAAAAATCAAAAGACGGGATTCGTCGGACGCGGCATATCGTGGTTAGGAATACGGCACCGGAGCTTGAGACGACGACGTTAAAGACTTGGCTGGACTGGTTCCCGGAAGAAGTGTTTGGTAAGGTAAACCGAAAACCGCCGATTTCGCATCATATTAAGATTGACGATGTGGAAGCGGAGGTTATTTTTTTAGCGTTAGACCGCCCGGAAGACGTTAAGAAATTATTGTCGTTGGAAGCGACAATGATATGGTTTAATGAGGCGCGTTATATTTTGAAAGAGATTTTAGACGCAGCTACGGGGCGGGTAGGTCGGTATCCGTCGCACAGAGAGAAGCCCGAAGGTTTTGAGGGGCAATGGCCGACTCGGTTTGGCGTTATAGCGGACACTAACCCGCCCGATGATTCTAGCTGGTGGTACAACATGGCGGAGGTTAAACAGCCGGACGGGTGGGTGTTTTTCGATCAACCGTCTGGGCTCAGTGAAAGCGCGGAGAATGTGGAAAATTTACCGCCTAATTACTACACGAATATGATGGCGGCTAAGCCACAAGAATGGATTGATGTGTACGTGCATGGGGATTATGGGTTTATACAGGAAGGCAAACCGGTATATGGCGAAAACTACATAGACAACACGCACTCTAGCTCGGATGTGAAGTATGATCCGGTATTGCCAGTAATTGTGGGTGTGGACTTTGGACTCACCCCGTCGGCGGTAATTACGCAACGAGACCCCTTTGGCCGTTGGCGAGTAGTTGATGAATTTCTAACGCCCGATGGCGAGACGTGGCCGCTCCAAGACTTTGCTAGAAATCTTAATAAGTATTTAACGAAAGAGTATAGCCAAGCGAATATTGAGTTATGGGGCGATCCGTCTGGTGGATTTAGAGATCAGCAAGGGATTACTGCGTTTGATCTGTTTAAAAAAGAACAGTTGTTTGTGCGCCCAGCACCATCCAATAAGTTTGAAGTCCGACGAGAAGCGGTATTGTCGCCGTTGTTGCGGTCGAGCAATGGCTTACCGGGGGTTGTAATAAGCCGACAGAAAGCTCCCATGGTGCGTCGGGGCTTTAACGGCGGGTATCACTATAAGCGATTGAACGTTGGCGGCGAGGCAAAGTACAAATTGGAGCCGGAGAAAAATCGGTTTAGCCACCCACATGATGCGTTGCAGTATGCGTTATTGGGCGGGGGCGAGCATAAAACAATGTTAGGTCGAAACGAGAAAATGCAAAAGCCGACGGTACTTCCGAAATTTAAAATATTTTAGTATACTATGGGCATGAAAAAGATTAGATGGTATGTGGTGTTTAGGAGAATACCCCCAACTAAACACCCAACTATGCGGCTTTTAAAAAAAGTGTTAGACCGAAATATCCAACACGTGTTTGCTTTACGAACAATTAGCCCGCACACGGTAGCCGTTGATTACACGGGGTTTAATATAAACACGAAACTATACGAGAATCAAACGGCCGAGGAAGTTTTAGCTGGGCATTTTGACCGCTCGAAGTATTTAGTTGTTGAATATGAAACGATCGAACGAGACTGTCGATCGGGGTTTCATATTGGAAATATAATACCGGGATGTGTTAGTATAGTTAAAATGGCACTAGGAATAACTAATTATGCGTTTACGCCGTACAGTTTGTACCGGTGGTTGGTGTTAAATGGCGGCAAGATATGTTTGGCAAATAAACAACATGGAGGTAAACTATGGGTGGCGGCAGTCCCAAATACGACGACTCAGTACAGCGTAAACAGTTAGAGATGCAACAAGAACAGTTGTTAGAGCAAGAAGAAGAAAGTCGAGCGCAACGCGAGCAGATTTCTCTGGAAAATACTACGGCTTTGTTGGCTTTAAGGCGCGGAACCGTGGGGCGACGGTCGCTTCTGTCCACGTCTGAGCGGGGTGTTGTGTGAGCGTTAAAGAAAAATTTTTAGCGACGTTCAAAACACTAGAGTCTCGCAAGCAACAATGGGACTCGACGTATGAAGAAGTGTACGAGTATTGTATGCCACAGCGGAATTTATTTAGCGAGACTACGCATGGCGAAAAGAGAGATAACGCTCAAGTTGTTTTTGATTCAACCGCAGTAAACGGTACTCAAAAATTTGTATCTAATATTCAAAACGTGCTAGTCCCGCCCATGAAAAAATGGGCTCGGTTAAAGACCGGTATGTTTTTAAAAGGCGAGAACGGACAAGAAGACGCCCAAACACTTAAAGAGCTAGAAACCATGGAGGAAAGGCTGTTTGAGTGCATTCATGCGTCGGCGTTTGACCAAGCAGTGTCCGAAGCGTTGTATGACGTTGCGGCTGGAACCGGAGCTTTACTTATCCGCCCGGGGACAATTAGGCAGCCGCTATTGGTTGAAGCAGTCCCGATTGCCAAATTATACATAGCAACAGGGGCCGATAACACGGTAGATACGGTGTTTCGGAAAATGAAAGTGCAATACCGAAACATTATGAGCACGTGGCCCGATGCAAAAATACCCAAAGAAATGCAAGACGCCTACGCAGAAAAACCCATGGACGAGTGCGAGCTGATAGAGGGCATGTATCCCGAAGAAATCACGGCAACCTATATAATCGACGGAGTGCAAAAAACTGAGAAGGTTATGGGGTTTAAGTATTGTATTTTGGCGACCAAAGGCAAGCACTTACTTGTAGAGCGCGAAGAAGACTTTTTACCTTGGGTGGTTTTTCGATGGTCCGTGGTTGCCGGCGAGTGGTATGGCCGCGGCCCGTTGTTGTATGCGCTACCGGATATTAAAACGCTTAACAAGTCGATACAATTTGACTTAACCGCAGCAGCAATGACTGGGCAGCCGCCGTTGCTTGTTGGCGATGATGGCGTTATGAGTTTAGAGAACATGAAACTGGAACCGGGTATTGCAATACCGGTGTACTGGGATATGGCGGGGCCAAAAATTCAATACTTAAACCCACCTCCGTATTCTAATTTACAACGGATTATTGTGGAAGACTTGCGGAAAAACATTAACGAGATGCTATTTACCGACCCGCTAGGCCCGATTGACGCACCTGTGAAGACCGCTACAGAGCAAACGATTCGCCAGCAGGAGTACGCCAATCGATCGGGCTCCTCGTTTGGGCGGCTGTTTAGAGAGCTTGTGGCAAAAACAGTTGACGTGTCGTTAAAATGTTTAGAAAAAGTAAGCGACCCAGAGGGTAACCCGCTTGTGTCGCTTGGGCAGTTTCGGGTAAATGGGCTCGAGATTGACGTTCAAAGTCTGTCCCCGTTGGCCACGTTGCAAGAGGAAGAAGAAATACTTAATCTAATGCGCTATTCGCGGCACATGATGGAGATTAAAGGGCCTGAAATGCTAGAGACGGTGTTAAACACAGCAGAATACGCCCGTAAAATCGCTACACATTTGAGTTTACCGGCGGGACTTGTACCCACGGAAGAACAATCCGCCCAAATTCAACAGAACATTATTGGCATGGCGCAGCAACAGCTAGGTCAACAAACGCCAGAGGCAGCGCAATGATACAAATACCGTTTAGCGACGAGGAAAAACTAGTGTTAATTCGGCTACTTAGAACCCCGGACGGGCAACAAGCGTTGAAAATTTTGGAAAATAACACAATTGGGAAACCAGTTATTCAGATGGTGCACCCCGATAGTGGCAATACTTTAATGGCAGCAGCACAACGAGAAGGACAAAACAGTGTAGTACGACAACTTAAACGACTTTTAGAGCAAGTGAAAAATAAAGCTAAGGAGGCTAATTAATGTCATTACTTCAGACCCCAACAGAAACAGCAGAAGCAGTAGAAACAGAAAACGCGCAAGCAGAAAGTGTAGAAGCTATTAGTGCGGAGGCGGAAACAGCGGATTTATTGGGGGGTAAGTATAAAACAGCTGGCGATCTAGCGGCTGCTTATAGCGAACAAAGTAAGTACATTGGGGAGTTGCGTAAGAACGTTAAAGAGATGGAGTCCAAATACGCCGCGCCAGAAAATTACGATTTTAATTTTGAAGAGGGCGGGCAGTTAGAGAAGTACAAAGAGTTAAGCGAAACTTTAGACTTGCCGTATCTTGCAGAGGTTTTCAAGAAAAATGGATTAAATAAAGAGCAAGCCGAAGGGGTGCTGGGAAGCTATTTAGAGTCAATAGAAGCGGCGAAAGCTAACCCCGAAGACGAGCTGTTAAAACTTGGGCATCGAAAAGAGCAAGTGCTTGGTGAGCTTAATAACTATAAGAGTGGCCTAAGCGAAGAAGACCAGAAAATATTGGATAGCATAGCGGTGAGTGGAGAGGCATTGGATTTTTTACACCGAAATCTAGTTAAACAGAATTTAACTATTCCATCAGGCAACGCAGCCGCAGCCCCAAAACAATCGGCTGACGAGCTTTTAGTAGAAGCTAGAAAGTATCATAAAGAAAATGCACATTTGTTTGAGGCGTACCCAGACAAGCAAAAAGAGTATTTAGGTAAGATGCGAAATTACTTTGTTGCGAATGGAGCAAAACTTGACAATTAAAAAAAAGTAAGTTATAATATTTGTAGTTTTTTTATGGCAACCTTTTTACGAAGCCCATAAAAGCTAAAGTTGACCCAAACTTTAAATGGCAGATGAGGCCCGCTAAGTGGCGATAACCCAATTCGACTGTTGTACTAGTTGTTAAGAATTGAGGATAAATCATGTCATATAATATTTTAAACACAGTCCAATTCAAAACATTTGAAGCGGATGTTCATCACGAATTTATTGAAAATGGTGGGAAATTAAGAGATACTGTACGGGTTAAAACTACAGGCGGAGAGTCGCATCAGTTTACAAAATACGGAGCGATGCGAATGACCGAGCACGCTGTTGCTACGGAAGTTTTAGTTAGTAACCCTCCGGTCACTAAAGTAACAATCACAATCAAACGATACGCAGGTCGTGTTCAGTGTGATGATTTTCTAAAAAGCGAAGTTCCCTACGATGCGCTTTCGGAGTTAAAACCGGCAATTACCGGAGCTTGTCGCCGAAAAGAAGACCAGATTATCATTGACGCTTTGGTTGCGTCTTCTCCGTCAAAAACTGTTGCTAAAAACATATCTGGTAGTAATGATAACTTAAACGTTGCAATGATTGCTCAATCAGCACTATTGCTTGACGAGGACGGGGCTGACGAGGATTCTCGCTACATTGTCGCAGGAGTGCGAGGTAAGCACCACTTAACTCAAGAAACTGACGTGAAAACGATTGATACGAGCGCGGTCAAAACTTTGGTTAACGGCAGTATCGCCAGCTTTTACGGGTTTGATTTTAAATTTATCGGGAATAACGGAGAGGAAGGCGGGCTGCCTTTGGCTACTAATGACCGAACAAACTTTGCGTATGCTAAAAGCGCGGTAGGTTATGTAATGAACCGAGACTTTACAATGCGCGTAGAATATAATGCAAATATTATATCTGACGAGATTGTTATGTATTTTTCGGCGGAAGCTGGCGTTATCGATCAGTTAGGTGTCGTTAAGATTACTACTGACGAGTCATAAGGAGGACAGGTAAATGGCATTTGATATTAATTCATTTAAAGCAATAACTCAATACGGACAGGAGACTCCCGATTTGTTTATTTACAGCTCGCCCGATGCGTTGTCTGTAATTCGAGCAGCCGGGTATTTTAATGATCGGTCCGTAAACTTGAAAGTGAACGACATAATTCTTGTTGTGTCTTCAACTGGCGGAACCCCGGTTCACAGTTTTAATGTTGTTAACAGCAACACTGGCGGCGTCGTTGACGTAACCAATGGGCTTGTTATCACAGCTACTGACTCAGACTAGAGCTTATGACGCTTACAAAAGTTAGCTTGTGCACCGCTGCGTTACTCTTAATTGGGGCCGACGAGATCACGTCGTTTTCAGACAGTACGCGCGAGGCTAAACTATGTAAAGCGTTGTATGACACGACTAAGGATGGCTTGTTACAGAGCCATCCTTGGCGGTTTGCTATTAACCAAGTTGAGCTTAATAAATTAGCGGCCGCTCCGCTATATGGGTTTTCTTCGGCGTTTCAATTGCCAGCTAACTATTTACGGTTGGTTAAGAAGAACCCAGCTACGTTAGACTACGAAATTCACGAGGATAAAATATACTGTAACGCTACGGCATTAAAAATTACGTATGCGTTCTCCCCGCCAGAAAATAAGTTCCCGGCCTATTTTGCCCGTGCGCTTGAGTTTTCTATGGCTCGATTATTGGCGATTGCGTTACAAGAAGACTCAGATAAAGCGATGGTCTATGGCAATCTATTAAAACAGCAATTGATTGACGCTAAGTTAATAGATTCCCAAAACTCAGGGGGCACGGGAACGTCACCTGGAACGCAAAGTTATCTTGCGGTTAGGAGCTAATGGCTCGTAAAACAAAACTTATAGCCGCACAACGATCGTTCGTGGGAGGCGAGATTAGCCCTACGTCAATAATGGATATTCGGCGGGAGCGGTATTCGGATTCGGCTAAGCAATTGAGGAACGTGTACGTAAGCCCCGAGGGGTATGCGTTTCGACGGGAAGGACTAGAGTATGTTGCTGCCACAACGTCGAACCAAGAAGCTCGTTTAATTAATTTTGAGTTTAACAACATTCAAACATATTTGTTGGTGTTTACGGCTGGCGAGTTCAAAGTGTATAAAGATGATGTTTTGCAAGCGACGGTTAGCAGCGCGCCAATATCTACGCTAACCGTATCGCAAATAAGAGAGATGGATTTTACGCAATCAGCGGACACTTTAATTTTAGTGCACCCGGATGTTGCGCCGATTCAAATTCAGCGAACGTCGCATACAGCATGGACAGCGGCTTACATTACGTTTGAGCACATTCCGGTGTATGCGTTTACTGGCGTGACCGTGACGGAGCCCGCAACCAATCATTTAACGTTAGCTTCGGTTAGCGGGCGAGACGTTACCGCAACTTCTACGCACAATGTATTTAGCGCAAGCAGCGTTAACCAGTACATAATTGGGAAGAAAGGCGGCATATTGTTTATTACGCAATATGTCAGCGCAACCCAAGTTATTGGGGATGTTCACGTTGATTTTCCGGGTACGTCGATTGACGCGGGCGAGTGGGAGTACGAGTCGGGGTACGAACCGGCATGGAGCGCAAGTCGTGGGTGGCCGGTTAGTTTAACATTTTATCAATCGCGGCTGTGGTTTGGTGGAAGCAAATCGCGTCCACAAACGCTTTGGGGGTCTAAGGTTAGTTATTTTTACAACTTTGATCTTAATGGGAGTAATGCTGCCGACGCGATTGATGTGACTTTGGATAGTGACGAGCTTAATGCGATTCAGCGAGTGTACCCGGGGCGGACGTTTCAAATTTTTACTACGGCGGGCGAATACTACATACCGAACCGAGATACCGAGCCGATTACGCCAGAGAACATATCGGTGTTACCGGCGACTGGCCATGGGGCTAGTGCCGTTACGCCGGTGTCGGTGGATGGCGCAACGATTTTTGTTCAAAACAATGGTCGTGTTATCCGAGAGTTTGTATACAACGATGTTGAAAAAAGTTATAATGCGGCCAACGTTTCGATATATTCGTCGCATTTGATTAACGCTTCTCGGAGTTTGGTCGTAAGAAAAGCGACTAGTACGGTGCCTGCCGATTTTGTTTATCTGTTAAATACCGACGGAACGATTGCGGTATTTAGTGCATTGCGTTCGGTTGGGCTGGCAGCATGGAGTTTGTTCACAACTGAGGGTGAATTTGAAGATGTCACGGTCGTTAATGAAGTTGTCTATGTCGTGGTTAAACGTACCATTAACGGGGGCACAGTACGGTACATTGAGAAGTTTAACGAGGCTGCGTATATGGACGCGTCTAAACTTTCAACTAGCGGCTCGCCTACGGATACGTGGACCGGCTACGGGCATTTAGATGGGGAGACGGTTAAGGTGCGGGGAGACGATTACATTTTACAAAACGTCACGATTGCTAGTGGTAATTTTACAAGTTCCCAAAAAGTTAGTGCTATTGAAGCCGGTATTAATTTTTCAGCGAGCATTGAGACGTTGCCGATTGATGTGGATCTTGGCGGCTATTCAATGGCTGGCCAATACCGGCGGCTAGTTAGTGCTCAGATTCGGTTGCACAATTCTAGGAACATATCTGTAAAATTTTTAAATAACACCTACCTACCGGCGTTTCGACAGTTTGGCGATTTACTAGACTCGCCCATTCAAACTTTTTCTGGGTATAAAAAAGTGTATTTAAACGGTGTCGATCGAGAGCCAACGATAACTATTACCCAAACTGAACCTTTGGAGTTTATTGTATTAGGGACCCTAGTTGAGGTAAAATAGGAGTAATTATGGCAGTACCATTCGTAGCAATTATAGCAGCAATATCAGCGTACTCGGTGTATAGCCAGTCGCAAGCGCAAGCAAACATGGCTCAGTTTCAAAAACGACAATCTGAATTGCAAGCAAAACAATTGGCACTACAAGTACAGGCGGAGAAAACGCAAGCGGCGGAAGACGAGCTACAACGGCAGCAACAATTGCGAGAAGTTATGTCGGCACAACAAGCGGCGTTCGGATCGGCTGGGGTATCTGGCCGGTCATTTGAGGCGTTGCAAACCGCAGACGTCGGTAAAGTAGCGCGGGCAGACCGATTAGGCAAACTGTTTACGTCTACGCGAGAGCTTGGGTTGCGAACAAGCATTGCTCAGGAGCGGGCCCAAGCAAAGCAATATGGGTATGCGGCAGGCGCAGCTCGGACTAGTGGGCTACTGGGGGCACCGTTGGCTGGGCTTACGTCGTATTACGGTATGCGAGGGGGGGCCCGGTGAGTTTAGCTTCTCGAACACCGCGATATGGGGGGCAAGGCGTGTCATTGCGGTCGGCTCCGGTCCAAGCTCCGTCGGTTACACCGGCGGGAATTGCAGGCGCAGAGCAAGCTAAACAGCGTGTACTTGGGTTGGCTAGTTCAACACTTGTGGCGTTTCAGCGTCAAAATCTTATTGCCCAACAAGCCACTGCCGATCTGTATTATACGTCGGCGGCTTCTGAGGTTCAAACAAATGTTGTCCGACTTTTTGATGAAAACCCAAACCCAGATAAGGCCCAAGGTTTAGCAACGGCGTATGTGGACGCGCTAGTTAGCGAAGCTCCCGAGCAATATAGAGCCCGGCTAACTGTAATGAGCAACGCAATTGTTAACCAACAGTTGGTTAAATCCCGTGAGACGTTTAGTAAAAATCTACAATTAGATCAACAAAAAGCAAATGAAAGCCATCATGAACAGCTTGTTGAACGTTTAAAAAATGTCGACGTGTCTACGCCAGAAGGGCAACAATTAACTGCAATTTATTTGGGGGAGCTTGAAGACAGTCGGGAACGCCGGTTGCAAAGTGAGGTGTTGCAAAAGGGGTATCAAACGCCAGAGCAGGTTGAGTTATTGGAGCGGAAGTATGCAGTGGAGCGTGCGGCAGAAATTGAGAGTATTCAAGTGTCCCAGCTTACTACGTATGCCATTGGGCAAGACGATATGATTGGCTTCATGGCCGCAGTACAAACAGGTGACACAGGCAATGAGGCGTTTGATACGTTACCCGACGACGTAAAACTAAAAGCTGCTGAAAGAGTTAAACAAGCGTTTAACACACAACTACAGGCAGAGAGCTATGCGGAGAAGCAACAAGAACAGCAACGCGTTGAGCGACAGCTTGTACGTGGCGAGCAGTTGATAGGTATTGATCCTAGCGATCCTAATTTTGATGCAGCAGCAGAAGCGTTTGTATCTACTGGTAAAACGTTTCAAGAGCGAAAGCAATTAAGAGAGTTTAGCCAAAGTCTTCAAAACCAAGCGACGGAGACGGATCCGTTACTTAAACGAAACTTGACGCTTCGGGTTTACCAAGGCGATGGCCAAGTTGTTAAAGAGGAAATTTTAAGGGGGGAGCATCCCGCTGGGTTGAGCTCGGGCGATTTGACGTATGTCATGAATACAATAAAACAGCAAGAAAATGAGTTTTTTCAGTCACCGGCGATGAATATCATTAAAGAGCGGATGTACTCAATTGTCGGCGGCAAGCCGCTTGATGTGTTTGCGGCGTTTGCGGCGGCATCAACAGGGCAAAGTACAGAAAGAGAAGCCAATGCCGATGAGCTAATTGCTACCCAAATGGAAGCCATGGCGGACGCTTACGAGCGTGGCGAGATAAAAACGACGCTTGAGTTAAAGCAATACGCTGAGCAAAACGTGTATCCGGCACTTCGGGAAGCAATGGAGGGGCCGGAGGCCGCAACGTACAAAACGCAAGCGGAGTTAACCGAAGCGTTTGAGAATGGGGACATATCACGAGAGCAATACAAAACAACGTTAAAGGAGCTAAATAGTGGCGAGCGATAGACTAGACGAACAACAAGACCTTACTTTTCAAGATGCTATTGCCGTCAGCATTGAGAACACCGCAAGTGGGGCGGAAGCGCAAGCGGCCCGCGGGGCTACACGAGAACGGATAGACGAGCAGGTTCGTCGCGAGTTAGCCGCTGAGTCTCGCAGAGAAGCGTTGGGGGGCCTTGGTGGCGGGGGATCGTATGATCCTTTAGCGCAATCGTTTGACGACCCAGAAGTCGTGGCCAAGGTTATGGACATACCGAAAGGGGCGGTCGCTGGCGTTTTAAATACGGTTGAGTCTATAAAGAATTTAGGCATTGATTTAGTTGCCGCAACTGATACGAGCGGTAAAATAGACCCAAAAGTGTTGGATATTATGCGCGAGAAAATAAGCGTGAAAGACATTATTCCAGAGACTAAAACAGCAGCGGGGGGCGTGGCGGAGTCTATTACGCAGTTTGCCACTGCGTTTTTACCAATCAGTCAGGCATCCCGTGCGGCGGGGGTTGCTAAAGCGGCGGCTAAAGTCCCGAAGGCTATAAAAGCAGCGGCGCAAGGGGCAGCCGCAGAGTTTATAGGATTTGAGGAGCGAATGGCATTAACTGAAAGTTTAGTTAAGGCTGTAGATCCCGAGCTGGCTAAAAAACTACCGGCCTATTTAAAAGAAGACGCAGAGGACTCGCCGTTTGAGACACGTTTTATTAATGCGTTAGAGGGCGCAGGTGCTGGGCTCGCTGTCGATTTTGTACTGAAAGGCGTTCGGTCCGTGCGCAATATGGCTCGGGTAAACCAAGCCCGAACGGTAGTTGAAAAAACTGTAAAACCGGTTCAAGCACAAATGACAAAAGTGCGTAAGGAGTTGGAATCTTTAGCCGAGAAACAAGTACAGAAAATAAAAGAAGCAGCGCAACCTCCCGAGGCGGTACAGCGGTTAAAGAAAGCGGTTGAGGAGCCAGCTAAAGAAACCAAAACCCGAAAAGAGTTAGACGAAGCGGCGAAACTTTTAGGGGTTACTGTTGAGGATTTAAAGTCGCGAGACGCATATAAAGCGGCCAAGGAGTTAAAGGTTGACGAGCAGATTGCTGCGGTAACGGTTATTCAAGATAACCAATACCAAGAGATGACCAAAGCGTTTACGGATTTAGAGTCTTTAGTTAACGCTGGTGATGTGCAAGCGGCAAGGACGGTTGCGGGGGTGGCGGAAGACTTTACGAAGATAGCGCGTACTGCGCGAGACGTAGCCTCAGGGGCCGCTCGGGGGGTGCAGTTTCGAGCCAAGAGAGAAAGTGTGACGTGGTTCAATGCCGTTCAGGAGCTAGTGGCGGATGGGAAACTTACTATAGAAGACGAGATTGACTATGCGAAAGCACTTATTCAACTGGCAAAAAATGGCGGTGACGTTGCAGGTTTTCTTGGCGGGCCTAGTAACAAGACGCTTACAAAAGTTAAAGATGTCAACGACTTGATTGCTCGCCGATTTAAAAGTTTTCTACTATCATCGCCAGTGTCTATGGCCCGTGACGTGTCTTCGGATATGTATCGGCATACGTGGGAAGTGGCGGATCGTTTTTCGGCGGCTACGGTAGGTGCTGCTCGACGCGGGGCTAAAGCGGCGAAAACGATTAAGCAAGAAAAAGGCTGGGCGGGATTTGTTGACGAGGCGTATCGGAATGGTGCGTTTAGGCAAGCTACGGCCCCTACGGATATTACATTTACTGAGGCTAAGGCGTTATCGGCCGGATACGCCGAGTATTGGAAACAGGTGATCGTTGGCACCGGCAAGATTGCAAAATTAAATGCTAAAAAAGCCAAAGAGGCGGCCGCAGAAACTGGAAAGATTAGCGGAGTCAAGACTGGGGTTAAGGGATTTTTAGAGGACATGGCGGAAAAAGCAAAATCAGTCCGCTTGGATTCTAGTACAAAATTAAACGTTCAAGAAACGGAGGTTAAAATAGCGGATCTAGTTGGAAAACCGGACAACGTGGCTTTACGGGCATTAGACTATGCAACCGCTTCGATGGAGCCGGTATTGGGTTTTTACCGAAATAAAGATCACGTGGGGCAAGCGATTGTGTTTCGGGCTGAGCTTAAGGCGCGAGCAATATCACGAGCTACCAACGAGGGATTAGAGGGGGCGGCTTTTAACGATCGGGTTAAAGAGCTAACAACTGATATCTGGGAGCAAGAAAACTTGAAAGACTTTTTAGACACAAAAAAGTTAAGCTCGCTAAAAAATAAAACATTAGCGCAACAAGTTACCGCTGGCCGACAAGCACGAGCCGAAGCTAAACGTGTCAGCTTAACGGAAGACCTCACAGGCGTCGGGAAGGGTTTTGAGTCCGTGGTTAATGAAGTCCCCGGAGGGTTCCTGCTATTCCCGTTTGTAAAGACCACTTACAATTTGACTAAGTACGAGTTGGCAAAATCGCCACTCAGCTTGTTAAATGTGCGCGGAAACTCCACAACTCAAAGAGCGTTGTTTGGCGGATCCGCCCGAGAACGCGATTTAGCAATCGGCCGAATGGCTGTATCCACCGGAGTCGAAGTATTGGCCTTTAAGATGGCGTATGATGGCTTAACTCGCGGATCGGTCATAAAAGATCCGGGTCAGCGCAATACATTAAACAATGCAGGTATGTTTGAAAACTCGATGCGTATTGGTAACACAGTTATTGGCTTAAACGATTTTAGCCCATTGAGCGCGCCCTTTATCCGAGCAGCCAACGTGGTGGAGTTGTTTCACTACATGGACGGCGATACTATTGAAGACGACCTTGCCGAAGATATTATGAATTATATAGCTGCGGGTATGCTTGGGACTGCCGATCAGATTACGAGTTCAAACTTCACGGGGCAACTTGGAGACTTGTTTAATATTGTGACTGAACAAGACGAGTATGGATTGAAGCGAGTCGGTAAGAGTTTAGTCACAGGTTTGACTGTTCCGGGCGCAGTAGCTTGGACATCTCGCTTTTTTGAAGACAACAAAAAACAAACAGATACGTTGTGGGAAAGTATACTGGCTCGATTAAATTTAGGCGAGGACAAACTTGATAAATTTGGGCGACCAATACCAAAGCGTTCAACAGCGGTGGGCAATATACTTCCGTTATCGTTGACGCAATATGGCGCAAACGACAAACTTGCAATTGAGGAGTTAAACAACGGCACTATTATTAGTAAACCAAGTCGTCGGCTACCCACCCCAATAGGGCAGGCGCGTTTAAATCCCGATGAATACAATCGATTACTAGAGTTGATGGGCGAGTTAAAAACGTATGACAAACTGTTAAAATTTACTGAGTCAAGCATATACGAGTCGTTGCCAGCCATACCGGCTAAACAACTGGAAAAGATTGGGCCACCAACGGCGACTCGCGGCGGAGCCCTGCGGAAACTGTATCAGACCGATTTGAAAATAGCACAGGATCAGTTATTACTTGAATACCCAGAGATTACTGCGCGGGCAGTGTCGGATAAAAAAGAATATTTTATCGACGGCAAAGAAGCACCCATAACTCGGTTTGCACCGAATGAGAAATGATATTATACTATAGGAGATAGACCATGGCAAATGTACCAGTAAACGATATAAATCCAATTCACCAATATGTGGCTACAGCAGGTCAGACCGACTTTGTATTTACATATGTGATTTATGAAACGTCCGACATAAAAGTGTATCTTAATGATGTGCTTAAAACGGAGACTACCGATTATACAGTTAAAAACTCCGACGGGTCAAGTATCACTGCGGATGATCTGGCGGATGGGTTAGCTGGCGGTAAAGTTGTTTTTAGCACCGGCTTAGCATTAAACGACAACGTCACGCTTTTTCGAGATATACCGGCGGAGCGAACCACTGGTTTTACGACGTCGGGGGCATTCAACTCGGATGCTATGAATTTGGCATTAAATAAAATTATTGCGCTTATACAGCAAGTTCAGAGAGACGGCGAGCGGACAATTCGCCAGTCGCCGTCAGATACTGGAGCTTCGCCCATTGAGCTCCCACCGCTTGACGCGCGAAAGGGCAAGTATATGTTCTTTAATAACACGACTGGGGTTCCCGAAGCGGGACCCGGAGCTTCTGTCGGCGATTACGCAGTATCAGAATTTGGGCAAGCACTTATTGACGATCCCGATGCTGCTACTGCGTTGACAACGTTGGGTATTAGCGCGTTTGCTAAAACGCTTTTAGACGATGCGGATGCTGCTACTGCGTTGATAACATTGGGTGCGCTTTCTGCGACTTTGCTCTCGGCTAAAGGGGATCTATTATACAACAACGGCACATCTGTTACTCGATTACCGGTTGGTAATCAATACGACATGCTGGGCGTTGGAGCAAGCTCAGTGGTTGGTTGGGAGCAAAACCCACAACGGCGAGTGATTGACCTGCCGAATACGGATGGTGCAGCTCATGATGGTGGGTACCGATCTGGCGGTGTTCTTTTAGATGATGGAACATTGCGATGCTGGGGTCAGGGAACTTATGGTTCGCTTGGCGCAGGCACTCAGCTTCACGATTCTACATTTATGATTCAGCCAGCGTTTCCAGCAAACACAACCGGAACGCCGATTAAATGGGAACGCCAGGGAGCGGACAATATCGTGCTTATGGATAATGGCGAGGTATGGGTGTGGGGGCGCAATGCTTATGGCGAGCTAGGCGTAGGCAATACATCTAATGTTTTGGTACCAACAAAGGTTACTGCCTTAAATGGGATAAATATCGTAGATGTTCAGTTATCTAAAGCATATTATTACAATGGATTCCACACTTTATTTTTAGCCGATGACGGAAGTCTGTATGCTTGTGGGTATAATGCTAATGGGCAGTTAGGCATAGGCAACACTACCAATCAATCCACCCCGCAGTTGTTGTCAAAAAGCGATTGGGTTAAGATTTACGCCATGGGCGTGTCTGGGGGGGGCTTTTCAGCCGGAATTGATACGTCGGGCAATTTATACACGTGGGGCTGGAACGGCCGCGGGCAACTAGGAATTGGAAGTACAACAACTCAATCAACGCCTCAACTAGTCAATGCTTTTGGGGGTGTGGCGGTTTCTAAGTTTTCGGGGGCGCACGGGTGGAACACTGCTTTCAATACTGAATACGGAACGTCCATGTGTTTGTTATCAACCGGTGCTGTTTATACTTGGGGGCATAACGGAAGTGGGGGGTTAGGAACGGGGAACACTACTCAATACACTACTCCCCAGCATCTAAGTGGGTTAGGAACAGATAATCAAGACATATTGATGGCACGTGGAGCCTATGAAGTTTCTTATGTAATTAAAGACGATCAGAGCATCGTTGCTAGTGGGTATAACTATCACGGCCAACTAGGTGATGGGACGACTACTAATAGAAACACGCACCAAACAATTCCCAACAGCCTTCGAACGGGGCGTACTATCACACAGTTAAAATCTTTAGGGACACTCGACGGCGCATCCACTGTGATCTTATACGACGATGGCTACATTCAGGCCTGTGGCTGGAATAATTACGGACAATATGGTATTGGCACCAATAATGCAACCAATACCAGCTTGCAGCCAGTTCTTGGTTTTATGAAGCACAAACCGGTTAAACTGTGTTCTGTTGGTCGTTCGACGGAGGCTTCCCTGGGTGTGTTGACAGAAGAAGGTGTGTATTATCAATCTGGCTATGGGGGTAATTACCAGTTACCGAGTTATCGAGAGGGAACTAATCGAAGCAGGTCAACCATGCAACCCTTTTATTTTAGCTAGGAGATAACTATGTACGCTTACAAAATACTGAATTTACAAAACATTATTGAGCCAGCAACGACTGGGGAAAAGACTTATTTTTATATACAAAACCAATACGTTGTTTCAGCTAGTCAAGATATTGGTGGGGATAACGCTGTTGAGCTTTTGGAATTAACAGACCAATTAAAACAAGAGTTGTACGCACTTAACCCAATTAATGAGTTTTCAACAGTTTTAGAAAAGCAGTTTTTTATCGAAGAGGTCCGGCAACACTACTGTCAAGGTATCAAACAAGAAGCGTATCGCCGGATCACAGCGATTTACCCGATCACAAAGCAGCTTAACTTAATTTACGCTCAAGCGTTTGAGCAAGACGCATACCGAGACATGGTGACGTTTATTGAAAACATACGGGTGAAGTCAAACGCGCTCGAGTTAAAAATTGCAAAATATACGGTGAAGCAATTAGAGACGTTTGATTGCGCCGACGACAAACACTGGGCTGATTAATGGCGCACTATTCTCGGGACATTATACAGACTTACACAACCGAGACGGGGCAGCAACCGCTTATTTACTTGCAAGGTAACGCGCGAGCGACCGTGCGTATTGAGGGTGGGTCGTCGTCAGATAACATAAACTTGGAAGCGGTATTGATTTCAACGACCCCACAAATTCGAGACACGATTGCGACCAACGTGTTAGCCGGTGTCACTGGAAACGTGTGGATTAAAGCGACGTCGGCTCCAATGGTAGCGTTAGGAATTAACATCGTCACTAATGCGTCAACAAGTATAACGTTTAGCGTACGCGTTTCGGAGGTAGTATAGTGCTAGAGGATTTATTTGTTGGGGCGGACTCCCCGATCAAGGGGCAAGTTAACGCGTTTGCGGATTTACCGACCACCGGTGAGTTAGGCGATTTATTTGCTGTAAAGACAACCACAGGCGTTATCGGCATTAACCGAAAAATCAAAGGGCTTTACCGGTGGGATGGCGCGGCGTGGGTGTTTGCGGACGGTATTGAAGCAAACAAGGTGATTTACAATAACGCCGACTCGTCGCTATCATCGGGCACCGTCAAAGCAGCCATTGACGAATTGGATACTAAACGCCAAGACGCTACGAATCTCACAAGCGGTACGATACCGGAATCTCGCCTACCTACCGTAGACGCCGACAATACAACGGTCAGCAACTTAGAAGCTGATAATCTAAAACCGGGGGTATTAGATACAGATTTATCAAGCGTAAGCGCAAACGACGATACGTTAGCTAGTGCTAAAGCAATTAAGGACTACGTAGACGCTAATGCTGGGGGAGTGGACCCGAGAGATTCATTTACCCAAAACAGCGGGCAGCATTTAGCGACAGAGGGGATTCGTGCCAGAAGTAATGCTGGAATATCAATATTAGACGATTCAGGAACCCAAGGAATTACACTATCGGACGCAGGAGATGTCGGTATAGGAACATTTGCGCCATCTTCAAAATTTGATCTAATAGGTGGTTCCGGAAATACCATGGCGTTACAAACCACCAAATCAAATACACCTAACGGATCATATATACACGCAGGGTCTAACGCTGATTGGTACATACGCTCTGGAAATTCAAGTGGTACAGTCATATTACAAGATACAGGCGGGAATGTCGGTATTGGAAATAGTGCGCCAGCTACAAAGGCTGTAATTGAAGGCGTAAACAACGAAGCTGGGGGGTTGAGATTTAGAGCAAAAGAGGGAACAAACACAACCGATCGTTTGACGATGTACGCAACAGGGGGATCGACTTTTAACATCAAGCAATCGAATGACGGTGTAATTCAATTTTTAGACCACGATGGAAATGTTGACCTTGCTGTAAATACCTATACTCGAAAAGTCGGGGTGGGTACAAATCAGCCTAGCGAGCGTTTACAGGTGCTGGGTAATATTAGGGCAGGGACAACGTCTAACGTTGATGTGAGTATAGGGCAACATCCGTCGTATACAGGGTATGGGGGTGTTTGGGTCAATGGGGAAAATGATTATAGATTCTTGTTTGGAACAAACTCTCACACATTTATTAATGCACTTGGGGACGGTGACATTCTGTTTCGAAACGATAATTCCCAAATGGCAAGAATGAGTCAGAATGGTGATTTTATAATTGACGGCAGCTTTGAGTGTGACGATGGAATTAATATCCGAGGCACTAGCCCGTCAATTCATTTTAATGATACGGACAGCAATCGTGAATTTACTATTCATGTAAATAGTAATCGAGCTTATTTTTTACCCCATCTAAATAACCAATCCGATGATTTTTCAGGTGGGTGGGATCAAATGGGTGGTGAATGGAGTTGGTTTGATCTTAATGACGGTTTTTTTCATTGCCCCCGATTTGTTGACTCAAACAATTCGTCAAGATACCTTGATGCTGGGGGAACTTCTGAATTAAGCCATATAGTGCTAGATGAGCACATTAAGGTTCGTAGAAATTCTGGGTTTAGAACCGGAACTTATAATTGGATGCGGTATTATGGCTATGCGTATGGAAGCTCCGGGGGCGGATACTCAACTGTCAATGGGGCAATGGATATTCACGTACCCCACGGGTGGAATGGTGACGATTTAATCATGCGATTTAACATTCACGGCGGAGGTACAAAGAACACCTACATTTACGGTAGTTTAAATGTTACGGGGGCGATGTCCAAAGGCTCAGGTTCATTTGACATTGCACACCCAGACCCAGCAAAAACCGACACACACCGGTTGCGTCATTACTTTGTGGAAACACCAAGTGCAGGGGGTAATATATACAAGTACCAGCTTGAGTGCCGTGAAGGCGAGAACTACATAGACTTGCCCGATTACTTTGAACATTTAAACAAAGACAGTTTAGTGTGGGCTAACCCATTTAAGCATTTTGGGCGAGCATGGGGCGAGGTAATCGATGGAGGCAAGCGGGCAAAAATAGTATGCGAGCAGTCGGGTACCTACAATATTTTGATCTTTGGCGATCGGAAAGATAAATTAGCAGTAGACGAATTTACTAAATACGGTGTAGAATATAAGGTGAACAGCACCAAGGAGCAAACAACTAATGACAATTAAAAACATAAAAGACAACCAAGAATTACTAAACGCTTATAACAATATGCTAAACGTGCGCGATGCCTTAGATAATATCGGAATTAAACACAAATCTGAGTTAACTACCTTAAAAGAAAATTTAAAAAAGGCGATTACGTTTCTTATATCTAACCCGCACTACGAAGAAGTAGCCGACGAAAGTGAAAAAACAGAGATACAAACTCTATTGGATTCATTAAATTAGCCAAAAAAACACGCACTCGTCTATGGACAAAACTACCGAACGCGTGTCATAATACCTGTGTGTGGACGCCTACGACAAACGCAAATTGGATGATGTATCAGAACGAGCGCATAAACTTGAAGTCCGCGTTGCGGAGATAAGTAGGGAATTGACACACATGACTCAGCTACTGGACGAACATAGAAAGAACGTTAAAACCATTATGTTGCGGCTTAACGCAACTTTTATTACTGGATTACTGAGCGTTATTGGCGCGCTTATAAGCGCATTATATTATAAATAAGGAGATACCTATGACTAAATTTTTTAAAACGCTATACAAAGTTTTACTCGCCGCCTCGGGTGCGGGTTCGCTTGGGGTTAGCATTAGCTACCTAGACGACCCACAAGGATTGGCTTTGGCCATTACTGGGGGAGCAGCCATTGCATCCACGGTGTCCTCAGCAGTTAAAGATAGAAACTTTAAAACTCTTATGGGCTTAGTTAATCTCGTTGCTTGTAATTTTGACAAGGCGCAAAATGACCCCTTTGCTAACTCTTAATCGAGAGATAGAAAGTAATCGAGGTATACTCGGAACGATACGCACTTCGGATGGGGAGCAGGTGTGTAAGACTTTGGAGCTACCTTGGGACCGGAACCAGAGAAACATCTCGTGTATACCGTGCGGAAACTACGTTGTGACTGACTACACAAGCGTCAAGTATCCATCGGCCTTTGTTGTGTTGAGTGTACCGGGGCGATCCGGTATACTTATTCACGCCGGTAATTACGTCACCGATACTGAGGGTTGTATACTCGTTGGTAAAGAATGGGAGTTTATGGGGCACCCCCGTCAATTGGCGGTGTCGTATTCCACCAATACGCTTAATAGGCTACTGGCAACCTATCCGACTGGTTTTAAATTGGAAGTTGTCTAATGAAAACAGACTTGGCTTATTTAATTTTTGCTATGGTCATTACGATATTGGGGTTTAGTCCTTTCGCTCTGTCCGAACCAACACCCTTGCAAGTCGTTAACGTGACCAGTGTGTACGACGGCGATACGTTTAAAGTGAATTTAAACTGTGCCCCCGATATTTTTTGTAAAAACATTTCTATTCGTCCAGCGGGGTACGATGCTATTGAGCTTCGGGGGGCTACAAATAAGGCGGATGCTATTGCGGCTCGCGACCAATTAAGAGATCTATTAGAGAACGCGCAACGTATTGAATTAAGAAACGTTCAGCGAGGAAAGTATTTTAGAATAGTGGCGGACGTCTATATCGACAATGTTAGTCTCAGCGAAATCATGCTTGCGACTGGGCTAGTTAAACGCTACGACAAATAGTCTAGTCCGTAGTACAAGATGGAGATGGCATCGGCTTCGTTGTCGTCTTCTGGGTAATGGCCTAGCTTACGTACACTGTCTATGACTTTATCTTTGCCAGCCGAGCCAGTGCCAGTAATAAACTTTTTAATCGTCTTTACGCCTACGCCCTTATACGATAGGCCATGCTCTAAACAAAAACACGTTAACACGGTTTTGTAGCCGCCATACATGTGGGCTGCATCGGGGGCTTGGGACTGCCTCACTTCTTCATAGAACACTTGTACGGTACTGAGATCCGCCCCTTTAAACCGTTTTGCTATTAGCTCTTGTAGGCTTTTACGAAACGTAATAAACCGTTGGTCGTAAGAGTCGAACCGACTGGGGGCCAGTTTAAATACGCCGGAGTACGTACGGTTATTGTGTTTAACTGCCCACCCGCAAGTGGTTCCTAGATCCAGTGCAATAATAGAGTGTTTGTTTGTCATAGTAAATTGTAAGGCCCAATCAAATGTTTAAGTAATTATTTTTTTTGTTAAATGGTATTGGGCCTGTGGTACACATTCGATAGTATATTTTATCAAGGCATAGACAGCATAGCTATCAAATGCGTACTTATAGTATACCACAGTTTGACTATTTCTTAAAGTATTTACGGAATTTTTGATCTAAATTAAAAAGCTTGTTTAGGGCGCGCGTCGCATCTTCAACCTTACACATATGCAATTCTGAGTGGCGGTAATACTGTGCGTAATACTCGGTTGCGAATCCGTAATAAAATAATGCGATCCCGCGAGCTAAAAAAGACATATTACCGGGGACTTTCAAGAAGCGGAACGAATTATAAAGGCCGTACGGATAAAAGCTTTCTGATCGCGTGTACATCTGTTCACGACCAGCTTTTAATTGGCGAACGGAAACCGTCTCTGTAATCGGGAGAGTTGTACGCAATTGTTTAAGCAATCGAAAACCGCTTTTAAGCCTAAACATTAGATTGCGGATAGGGCTAGGCATCCTCATTTTTTAAATCTCTTACCGACCCAACCTTCGACGTCAATGGGCATACCCTCCGCCCACGCAGGCACCTGAGCCATGATAGCTTCATACTCTGACAACGCTCGGTTTTCTTTGTCGGGAACCTCACAGACTACCTCGTCATGTACGTGCATGACTATATCATACCCTGCATCCTCTAGCCTAAACATAGCTTCGGCTAACAAGTCTCGGGCAATGGCTTGTGTAATATTCTCCACCAGCTTCCCACCGTAAGTATCTATCTCAACCCACTTGGCTCCCTTCTCTCGGGAACCATAGTATAGTATCTCATAGCTCTCGCCACCCCATGGGGTTTCTTTGGCTTTGAGTCGAGCTTTACGATACGTCAAGCTCCGACCGCTCGGTAGCTTACAGTGTAAATTGCCCTCGTGCATAAACCATGTGACCTTCCCCACGGTCACCGGCTTACCATACCGAATGGCGTTGGTAGCAGCCAGCTCAGTGTGTCTCCACAAATCCCGGATCTCACTATACACTGAGCGGTACGTGGCAATGGCGGACTGAGCTAACTCCTCCGAGACTTCCATTCCCCACGACGCGCAAGTCCGGTGAAAGGTTTTATGGCCCATGCCATAACCAGCACCGAGAATAGCAGCCTTACCCAATTGCCTCTGGGCTTTGGTAATCTCGGTTTCAGTAACGTTATATATTTTGGCGGCCATGGTAACATACAAATCATCTCCTTTTTTAAATTGATCTAACGCTAAATTACAATTCGCAAGCCACGAAACAACCCGAGCTTCAATAGCGGCGAAATCCGCCACATATAGGGACTTCCCTTTGGGCGACGCTATCATGCCCCTAATGCAACTAGATAATTGCAACATAGGGGCAACCTCGTGTGCGTTTATTTTGGCAATATCCTTTTTAACCACAGAATCCACCACGTCGTCGATCTGATCGGACGCGACGGAACCTTTTGGTAAATTTTGGAACTGAACCAAGCGGCCAGCCCATCGTCCGGTTAGTGCGCCATAGTAAACAAACGCATCTCGGATACGATCGCCTTCTGACATACTGGATAACAGCCGTTGGTACTTGGCCGTGGACGTTTTATATTGCGAACGAATCTCCAACACTCGTTTTACTTCTTTATCTTGAACCCAGTTGAGACAATCGGCCACGGCTTCTTTAGTCAAGGATTGCAAACCGACACTGCGCTCGTTGGCCCACTCGATTAATTTATCTCGTTGGCTCACTGCGATCCCCCCAGTCAACGCCTTGGCTTCGGCGTCAAGCTGTTCAGCGTATAGGGCGAGTAGCTCTAGCGCGTTCTCTACGCCTTGCCGGTCAACCGGTACGCCACGGTAATTGACCCGCTGGTCTAATGCCCACACTTTTTTCTCAAACCCAAAGTCTTGGGTAAAGTTGTGGCTGATTGCTCGTTCGGTACGAACGTCTTGGAGACAGTAGTCGTACAGCTTCTTGAGTTTAGTATCGTCCTCGAGATAAGTAAGCCCGTCTTTAGTCTTTCGGGGTTTACTCAGTTGAAGCATAATAGCCCGGCCTTCGGTGTCTTTATTTTCTTGTAGCCCTAGGGCCATGGGGGCTGTCTTCAAATCTCGGGGCACGCCCCATCGGGCGCACAATGCTGCGGAGCATCGCCATTGCTCTGGCTTTATCTCTGGCCATCCGTATTTCTTTACGCATATAGATTCCCATAGTGCTCGCTCAAACATGGCATTGTGCGCCTCAACGATCCCACCCATATCAATGTGCAAGGCTACTATATCTGGCAGCTCGGAGCCTATTACTAGGTTAGGCTCCGTATCTGAGAAAGCGTAGGCCATGCACAAGATCTCTGTAGTTGGGTCTTGTGCGTATCGCCACGAACCACTGGCTGTTAGGTCGCAATACGACCTTGTTTCGAAGTCGATATATAGCATGAGTGCGCCCTAGCTCAACAAATCTGAGTTGTCTGTTGTGACCTCTTGATCGTCAAACGCTTCCATAAGTTTATCGACTTGGGATGACGTCGTTTTACCGTCGCCCATTGGCTCACCGTCTCGGTGTTTTTGGACAGCGGCTAAATAAAACTTAACGCCTTTATTGCCGAGGTGATCGTACGTTCCGGCGTTAACTAACGCGCGACCGTAACACCCACCGTACAACTCATTGCGTCCCTCCTCTGGGGTCATAAGCTCGCCCTTAGCGTTTTTTAAAAGTGGTGCTTGATTCTTAGTGTCAAGTGAAACATAGATCATATCTTCGTACCCGGGCTTGATCTCACCCTCTTTATCGAGGTTTGCGTTGCCGTCTTTAAAGGGTACTCGAATCTTCTTCACCAACTCGGGTGTTGCTTTTGGCCATTGTTCTTTGATTAAATCTTTAATGATTTTGTTTAAAGCTGATAGGTCGGTATCTTTAGCGAACAACAAATCGACACACCATTTCTCGATAACTCGGCCGTCGATTTGAGTACTTAGTTTATCTACTAAATAAGGGTACGATAGTTTACCCACTGGGGTGACCACGTTGTTCTTGTAACTTTGTTTTGCCATTTTAATCTCCTTGATCTAATAAACTTGTTAACTCGTTGCCTAAATTATAAGGCTCTCTTTTATCGGTGTCCGAAACCAGTACTGGTTTTTTCTCTGGCACCATAACATATTGTTGCACAACCTCCTTGTCATCGACTAACTTTTCCATCTTGGCTGGGGACTTGAGTTTAATATCGAAAATGTCGAGGCCGTATTTGCTTTGTAATTCTTCTGCAACTTTACTCTCATTAATCCATTTGCGGGTGGCTCGGCCACCTAATACTAATTTATGTCTCGGAATCTCACAACCTTCTAAAGCTAGATTATAACCATAGGCTTCAACCGCTGTCAACCACTTCTTTATAGCACTGGCGTTTTCTAGTACCTTGCTAATCGTTTCCATGTTCAACTGCTCGACCTCCGGCAACGACGTAACATCACCTTCAATATCAGTTTTAGTTGTGACGTTGCTAATGCGTTTAAGCTCTGGGCATACGCCTTTAACTTTACAAAACTGGCACCATGGGCCTTGGCTGTATTCTGGGTCTTCTTTTACCTTCTCGTACCTTCCTTCGAGAAACGCTTGGAACGCAATCAACGATCGAGCCGGCACTTCAACTTTACGAATTGGATCGCTGTCCATCCGTGGCTGAACGATAGATACATAAAACTTTTTACCGCACATAATGTCCAGCCCTTCAAGCTCTATTGCGCCCAACAAATAGTAAAGCAGTTGGGGGTTGTTCTCGGGTTGCACACTAATGCCTTGGCCGTATTTAAAATCGATAACCGTTAGGGTTGTCTTGGACGAAACAATAGCATCTGCCGTGCCAAAAAAGTGACCACCGTCTATGGAGTCGAGTCGGATACGTTGCTCTACATATAGCTTACTGGTTTTCTTAACGTGTCGCAGGACGTAGTTCACGTACATCATAATGGCGTCGATCATCTCGTCGGGCAAGGTACCGACCGACTTCAGTGGTAACACGTCTTTTAAAATCTCGGCGGCTATATTATGCGCCGTGGTTCCTTCGTTAGCATAATCGCTTGACTCCTCAAATGTTTTAGCTTGTGAAGCCAAGCATGGCTGCGCCGTACAGTTAGTCCAAATGTGTGCGGCTGATGCGCCGAATAGTGAATGTGCGCTCATAGTACGCTCCTCAAATGCCCATGTGCCCCCTTGATATGCGCTACGAATTCGGCAGGAAAATACGTTTGTATCGGTTCGAGCTCGCGTTCGTATCGCTCTAGTAGTTTTAGTTTTAGCTCACCTTCCTCAGCATCTAGTATTAAGTTTTTTAAATTACACACTCGGTCTGCTGTTTTTACTGCCATGGCGTAACGACCGGCATTGCGAATTTTACCAATATAGTATTCACTGGTTTCGTGCGGGTCTCGGGTCACCGCTTTAACTATCGTATTGATACACTGATTGAACTCTCTATCAAGCAGTTCCGCAGTACATTGAGTGTCCTCTACTATGTCATGAAGGTAGGCAGCCGCAACAGCGTCTACATCGGTAATGTCAAGCTCTAGTATTAAAAACGTGGCCACTTGACGCAAGTGTTCTATGTAGGGTAAGCCCCTATACTTCTGCCCTTCATGATACGTAATCGAAAAATTTCTCGCTTTTTCAACTAACACGGGTCGCTCCGGCTCTGAACGAGTTTGCCATGCGCTTAACCAGATCATCTAATGCTCGGTTCTTTGGGTCTAGTATTTCGTCAACGTAGGACAGCCCCCAGTTTTCGACAACCGATAAGTCCAATAGGTTGTGGTGTATATGCACCCGTGCGCCCGGGAGCTTGCTGCCGTCCTTGGCTACAAAATACCCATACGTTGCGTCGAAACTATAACAGCTCGGGAACGCGTGTTTACTACCAACCCCCAAGCGTTTAACGAGTCGAGACGCGTATTGAGCCGTCATGTCTAGGTTCTTTTCTAACCCAACAATCTTACTAAGTTTCTCCGTTCTGTGGTCAATTACTTCCATTATTTTAAAACCTCCTTAATCTTTCTCTTTTTAAAAAACATTGATCTCATTATAACATGGTCGATGCTATCCTTCACAACCAATACTTGCGCCGTTACTTTATTGTTCTGACCAATGCGGTGGCAGCGATCGACTGCTTGGTCCATCTCTCCGGGCACCCAACTGTTCTCTACAAATACCACGTGACTGGCTGCGGTTAGGGTGAGTCCAGTGCCAGCAGCTTGTATCTGGCCAATAAATACTTTAGTGTCTGCGTCTTTTTGAAACCGATCGACGTAGCGTTGGCGATCTGTTGACGCAGTACCGCCATAGACTAGCACCGCCCCTTCCTCTTTAAACGCTTCGTACAACCCTTCACATACGGCCTTGTGGTACGCAAACACCACAACCTTTTCAACGCCACTCGCCATTACATCTTTAATGTAGCTAATGCTCTGTGGCAGCTTAGCTTCTCCAAGCTCTCGACGGATAGTAGCCATCTCGCCGATAAGGTTGGCGTCTGGTTTCTCTAAGATTTTATTCACGTCGAACAATCCCTCTTGCTTGACTATCTTTTTAGTGTCCTTGGTTTGCTCCATGGGAATAATCTGCATCGTCTTGCTTGGCAAATCGGTAAGCACATCGGCCTTTAGTCGCCGCAACATGACGGTGCGTTTGAGTCGGTAGTTTAACTCGTCGGTACAACTGGCCCCCTTAACATCAAAACCAAACGGGCCCTCTTTACCGTTACAAAACTTATACCCGTACTTTTTATAATTGTCGTATGGCTCAACCGCTTCTCGTTTTAAAAACCGAAGGATGCTATACAACTCTATCGGGCGATTAAGCATTGGGGTACCAGTAAGCATCAGTCGCCGCTTGGCTTTAGCCCCAAGTAGAAACGACGCCTTAGCCCGTTTGGACGTGGGGTTTTTAAGGTAATGCGCTTCATCATAGATCACCATATCGGGAGCCCATGCGCGTAGCTGCTCATAGATATACCGTTTAGACACCAAGTCGTAGTTAGCTATAACGACGTTGTTAGTAAATAGAATTTGTGTCTTGCCATTCGCAACCACTTGGGTGAGTAGGTTATCCGACCATTGGTCAAATTGCTCCTGCCACATATACTTTAGTGATGCCGGACACAATACTAAAATGCGGCGAGCGTCTAGGTACCGCAAGGCCTCAATAGTTTGTACCGTTTTGCCTAGCCCTTGCTCGTCGGCCAGCAATAAATTCTTATTAGCCACAATCGTTTGGATGCCTTCCTTCTGGTAGTCGTATAAGAAATCTGGGAGGGTTAGTCGAGCTGGTGGCCGTAAAAGTTTATCTCTAAACATCTCGGTACCAATGCCTGAAAGCTCTGCGGCTCTCATGGCCAATGCCCAGTCTTTAGTTTTCCAAGCTGTGTTTCCAGCGGACCACTTCATCCGGCATTGTTTCGGTATGTCTTTCTCCTCGCGACTGCAAGCATAAAAATACTCTTGCGTTATGGGGTCATAAGTTAAAGTTGGTTTACTCATTTTCTTTATCCGGTTCGCTTGCGTCCAGTTGGCGTATCCGTTCCTGACACACATGGATAATTTTTTCATAATCCAGTCGTCGCTCACCCTTCTTGGTGCGTAATACACGTTTAACAATATCAGCGTCCCATGGGTTTAGGTTGTACTCAAGCCAAATATCCCATGGTTGTATTTTATATTTGGAATAGTCCGAGGCACCAATGTTATGCGATCTTATATCGTCACTCATCTTACAACGCTCCCAATGTTTCAAAGAATAAAAATAAAATAAATGTGAAGACGTAATACCACACCACTAACGCAACCGCAGCCAGTAAAAGACGGACTAAAACGTTGTAGCATACTCCGCCTAGAGTCCTATCGTTTTCATCTAGGTTTGGACCGAAACAAACAAAAAACAAGGCCCCTATCAACGAACCCCAATACACTAGACTAAATAACACCACTTGCCAATAAGTTACCATA